AAGATACACAACTCATGCAAAGCACCGAAAGGCTGGCTACGCTCAAAATATGGGAAGAACCGGTTTCTACTGCCTACTATGTAATTGGTGCAGACCCCGCCTACGGCTCAAGTGACTGGGCAGACCGTTTTTGCATTCAAGTCTTCCGTTGTTATGCCGATGGCATGGACCAAGTGGCCGAATTTGCCACTTCCGAACTCAATACCTTCCAATTTGCCTGGGTGATCTGCTATCTAGCCGGTGCCTACACCAATTCCACGTTGAATTTGTAAGTCAACGGACCGGGGCAAGCCGTAATCCAAGAAATGCGTAACTTAAAAAGGCAAGCAACAGCCCTTCCCGGCAGTGAGGGCAGGGAACTCACAAACGTATTATCCAACATGCAGCACTATTTGTGGCGGCGCAACGATTCTTTTGGCAACGTGTCCAATAGCATCGGATGGGTCACGACACACAGCAGCAAAGAACGGATGCTTAACTACTTCAAAGACTACTTTGAACGCAACATGTGTACGGTCAGAAGCATTGACCTGCTCGACGAGATGAAGGGGATTGTCAGGGATCAGGGAACCATTGCCGCCTATGGGAGGGGAAAAGATGATCGGGTTATTGCTTCAGCGTTGGCCTGTGCAGCCTTTGCAGAACAAGTCCAACCAAGACTCATTGCCGCCAGAGTTACCCGAGAACAGAAGTCCATTGCCGACGAAGCAGAAAGTGCCGAAGTTGCTCAAGTCCAACGACAGGTCGGGAATTACCTTAAGGCGCTTGGTTTTTAGACATGGATACGGTGCTAACCAAAGAAGAGATTATTAGGCGTTGCGATGCCATGCGGAAAAACCGCAGAAAAGGCTTTAGCATGAAAATGTTTGCCGAGTTCGCCTGCATGAACTACCGGCACTTTGAGGCCGTACTGCGTGACCGTAAGGACACCTTTACAGAAACCAGCCAACGCAAGCTATCCCGTGCCCTGCTAGCCCTTGAGAGGGGTGAGGCTGGCCCGAGGATCGACATTCTTGGCAACCGCTTTGTGGGCTACCACCCCAAGGCCAAACCCGTCTACCGGCGCTCCATGAGCCTTGAAAAGACGGGCGAGGGATTCAAAATTTCTATCGGTTTGCGAAATAAATACGATTTTTCTAAACCAAGACTTGATGACTGACAAAGAAAGGGGCTAGTATGAGCGTGACGCATGACTATAAATGCCCGGCGCACGGGTTTTTTGAGTCGAGAGAGCCGGTCTGTCCACATGGATGCACCGACGTGTCAATGGTTTTCTTGCAACCACCGGGGACGATGAGTGATCGAACCAAAGGCAGCGATAAAACGGTAAGGCAATTGGCAATGGACTTTAATATGAGCGATGTGAAGTCAGTGCGAGAGGGCGAAGCCCAACCGCCACGCTTTGCCACCAAGAAGCCTGACAACCCGTTTGCGCCACGTTGGGGTAGCCCCGGCGACCTTTCTGGGTTCAATCTCAACCCGGTTGCAGGCGAAAATGTCAGTGGAATCGGGGCGCTTAAACAAGATGCAAAGCTATCAGGGCCAAAAGTTGGCTCCTACATTGCTGACCATCAGAATTTGCAGATCAAAAAATGAGAATCCCTCAAAATCCGCTGGAACGTGAGTTTTTCTACATCGACATTATGCAAAAGTGCATGGTGTCACTGGAAAACCGTAAGACAGGCTACGAAGGACTGCGTTCCTACTACCTGTTTGGTGCTGGCCCTGAAGAAGCACCGGCCCAGTACAACAAAATCTTCCCGCACATCGACCAGTTGTCGGCTTTTATGTACGCCGCCGACAGCACTCGGTTTAGTATCAACATCGGTGCAAGCCAACGCAAGCAGTTTCACAAGATGGTGCCCGTTTTAACCAAGGCACTCTACGATTATTGGCTCAATTCCAACGCCGATCAGGTCTTTGGACAGGCTTTGAACTGGTCGTTCTGCTACGCCACCACGTTTGTCAAACCAATTTGGCGAAATGGCATCCATCCGTACATGGTTGAACCCTCTGTCATGGGCGTTTTGCGTGAAGATACGCCCTATACAGACCGCCAAGAAGCGATGGTGCAAGAGTATTACATGACCCGCAGTGAGCTTTTTTCACGCCTCTATAGCCACCCCAAGAGAGATGAATTGGTGCAGCGCATCACATTCTCTGAGCAACAGACCGAAACAAGCGCAGGCGGCGTGGATCGAGTCATTACCTCGGCCACCAATCCCACAATCTACGGCAACATCAACCTAAGCCTTGAGGGTGTCAACCGTTATGTGGCGCAGATTGCCGAAGAAACCGTCAAGATGCGGGAGCTTTGGATATTCGATGACGAGCTTGAGGATTATGTCTGCGTAACCATTGCCGACCCAGACGTTGTGATCTACGACAGGCCGTCAAGCAAGATGTTTTTGAAGGGTGAGGTGCCCTTTATTCAGATTTCGCCCAACCCACAGTACGACTACTACTGGGGTCAGTCCGAAGTGCAGCGCCTTGTCTTCTTGCAAGACATGCGAAACAAGCGCACAACCCAAATCATGCAGTTGCTTGACAAGCAGGTTGACCCACCCACCGCCCTCATGGGCTTTGGCGGCATCCTTGACGAAAAATCCTTTGCCTTGCGCCGTGCCGGTGGACTGCTGGCCAACGATATGCCTAGCGCCAAGGTCGAGCAGTTTACGCCCGACATACCCAACGACATATTCCGTGAGATCGCAGAGATCGACAACATGTTTGCCGAAGCCTCTGGCATCGTTAATGTGTTGCAAGGACGGGGTGAATCAGGGGTTCGTAGTGCTGGACACGCCTCCCAACTGGCCCGTTTAGGCTCTTCCCGAGCTAAAAAACGTGCCTTGGTGGTCGAATCAGCCCTTGAAAAGCTGGCTACGATCTATCTCAAGATGATGATGGTCTATGACGACACGCCTTATGTGGACGAAGACGGCAATAAATTCATTGCCGCACAGTTCACAGACGACTTTAACGTCAAGGTTGATGCCCATTCCAACAGCCCAATCTTCATGGAAGACCAACGAGAGCTTGCATTTAACCTGTTTAATGCCGGTGCAATTAGCAAAGAGCGCCTAATTGACATGCTTGACCCCCCAATGAAGCAGCTTTTGCTTGAAGATTTGAAGAAACAGACGGCAATGGTGGGCGAAACACCGCAAGCACCGGCCATTCCACAACCTGAAGGTGCGCCAGCCGCCCTTCCACCCCCGCAAGGAGCTTGATATGGCACAAAATGGCAACCAAGGCATGATCCGTGGTGGCGATCAACCCCGCATGACCGAGCGTCAGCTTAGTCAAGGCAACAAAGACATGGGACGCATCAGTTATACCCGTCAAGCACAGCGTGGGCCTATGCCTAGAGGCGGTTATGGCCGTTCCTCACGCAAGTCTTAACTGGGGAAATTCACCTGTACACCCTTTTTTTGGTTGACACGATAGTTTTTATTAACGAACAATCAAGCCAACATAGTTAAAGGTGAACACATGGCCGTTTCAAGCAAGGAAATGATGGACATGCTCAAGGCAGATCAAATGCCTGAGCAAACCCCACCGCCAAGTGAGCAAGGTGCGATGACTGCACCTATGTCAAGCCCCATGACCACGCCTGAACCACAGGAAGGCAACATGGAGCAAGCCCGTCTTAACGTGATGATGGCGCTCGACATGCTCCAAAACGCTTTGACCGAGTTCGGTATGGACACTGAAGAGGGCATGGCCCTGCAAAAAGTCGTGTCCGACATTACCCGTGAGTTCGGTGAGCGTGAGTCATCAACCCGTGAGTTGATGCCAGCCGAAATAATGAACCTGATTCAAACTTTGCCGCAGGCGGGAGGCGCCACGCCTGAAGCAAGAGCAATTGCCCAAGCGCCTGTACCCGGTACTCAGCAACCACCCATGCCTTTATAGGAGTAGCAAATGGAACTTTTCAAACCTCGGGGCAACATGTCTCCCCGCCGTCCTACCGACAACACGCAGCAGAACGGTCAGATTGTTAACACTCCCCGTTATGCCACCTTTGGCGGTCTAAAGGACTCAGCCAAGATCGGGCCTAAGAACAAGATGACTCTTAGCAAGCCCGGTGACGGCAAGAAGGTTATCTAATTTCAACGAAAGGGGCTAACGTATGTCATTAGAAAACTTATCAGTCGAAGCACAAGCGGAACTTGCGGCCTTAGCCAAGTCATTGGCCGAAGACCCCAAGACCCGCAAGCAATTTTTGCAACTCACCAAGCAGGTTCGTCCTGACGTTCCCATCCCAGAAATTGAGATTGAAGAGCGCACGAACGAAGTGCTAGCGGATGCCAATAAGCGAGTCGAGTCCTTGGAAGCCAAGTTACGGGCAAAAGAGGCCAAAGAAGAGCTTGAGCGTCGGCGTTCGACTTTGAAGCAAAAGCAATTGGTCGATTCCGATGATGATATTCAGGAGATCGAAAAATTGATGATCGAAAAAGGCATTGCCAATTCTTAAGGAACTCTATGAAAACGATCCGGAAGGAAAGAGTTGTTATGGAAAACATGATTCGGTACTATGTCAGTATGAAATTCATAAGGCAATTGTTTCTATCGAAAAGGGGAGGATATTTTTGCATCCGGGTCTGAATAAATAGACCGGAAAATAAAAACAGGCAGGCAATTATACTTATAACTTGTATTAAATAGATATATCGATATCTTAAGCATTTATTTAAAAAATATAGGAATAACATGAACAGGAAACTTCTATTTTTTATAGGTCTCAATCAATATTTAATGATTCGAGTAAAAACTTTTATAATACTGTTTTTTTTAAACACCTCTGCTATCTTCTGCCAGGATTATAAGATCATTACTGATATTCCCTATATAACAACTTTGGAAAGTGAAAGACAGAAACTGGATATCTATATACCGAAGCTATCTTTAACAACGATTTCTCACGGATGGATAATCGGGTCAATACCTCCTCTTCCAAATACATCTTGATATTCTTCTGTTGTTCCAATTCAATAGACGGGTCCAATAATTCAAGCGATAAAGGATGGCCTTTGGTGAATTCATATACTTTACCAAAGTTTTCCACCTTGATGTTTCTATATCTAAGTAACTCCTTAGATTCTTCTTTATTCAATCCCTCAAGTTCCAATTCCCAAATGAGCTTCTTCACTAAAACCTCACGTCTATCATAGAATGGAACAATTGACCTGCTGAATATCAGCAATTTGATCCCATTTATTCGCTCGAGCATTTCA